CCACAATAATACCCGCTCTTCCCTAGTTAATGCAATATTCATTTTATCCTGCAATTTGCGATCCATAAATCCTCCATTAGTTTTAATAATACCCTAGTCAACTGAATCAGTCAACTAGGGATAACCCTTAACTATATAATTTTGCCTTCTCTTCAAAGTAATTCCAAAATTCATCCGAAACCTTATCTGCAATATCATGACAAGTATAGTCATTAATTGATTCATAAGTACAATTACCCCATATCATATAATACCCGATATGATCAATCGTTTTTACCTTCTCTCCCGTATTGTGAAACCTTCCAAATATAATATAGGCTTCATCGGTACTTGTGGCATTCTCAATAAAATCTTTAGTATGAGTCTCTTCACCATCAAAAACCGATACTACATGATAACCTTCTTTTGCCATTAAGTCGATTAGTACTTTAGTACAATTTTCCCATTTATTCATACAATTCCCTTTCGTGTTGGTATGGTTTGAATATACTGGTTTGCCTGGTACTTGTCAATAGTTTTTTGATTGATTGTTACTATCGAGATGATAGTCAAATACTATCTATAGCGTCACTACTCCGTTCATACTCTTTATATCTTTTGTCAATAGGTATTTTCCCTAGTTGACTTTATAATATTTTTATGCATGGGGGAGGGGCTTTGACACAGATTGTAGCGTATATATATGCTCCAGTACACCTAAAAAGTGGAATTAAGACTGCCTAATAATTAAGCAAACTGCCTAATATTTCAGCAACTATAGTAATAGACAATATGTTCAATGTAATCAATGAGTTATCTTAAAAGAAGTTAACAACAGATGTCTATATTTAAAAGAAGATAAAAGGGGACAGAGTCATTAGCTGCGGAATATGTGCAAGCTAAGCTCAGCAGACCCGCAGGAGTAGACACTTAGTCTCCCTATAGAGGGGTTCATAAGGAAGATAAGTAAAATAAAGCTTGACAAATCAAAGAAGTTATGGTATAATAGTTGTACTAAGAAGAAGACTAAGAGCAAACTAGGTAAAAAACAATAAGAACCAAAACTACTTAAGACTACTTAGTAAACTATTTAGTATAAAACTTTAAGTTTATTTTATTTTGTTCTCTGCGATAGCAGGTAAAGGATATATGTCTCAAGATGATAAGGATTTGTCTTCTTTAAAAGTGGATGTCTCCAATGTAATAGCCCTAGCACCACAGACTCGTAGGAGAGGTCGTCCTCCTAAGTCACTTGTGGAGGCGAAGAAGAAGCCAGGAAAAGTAGGTAGACCAGTAGGTGACGCAGGACGAATCCAAGAGTTTAAAGCTAGACTATTATCAACGAGTGGTACGAAAGTAATTGATACTGTACTGCGTAAAGCATTAGATGATGACGATAAAGATCAAGTAGCTTGCCTCAAGATGTGTATGGATAGATTATTACCCACATCATTATTTGAGAAAGATGCTAAAGGACAACGTAATGCAGTAACGATTAACATTACTGGATTAGGTGAAACTAAAGTAGAAGCAATAGAAGAAATAGAAGCAGAGATTGTCGATTATAATGAGATTGACAATGAATAAGATTATACACCTTGTAGGGTTTATTAATACTCTATCTGACTTTGAGTCTTTAATAAAAGAGGTGTCTTTTATATGAACCTAAGCTTTGAGTTACTACCTTGGCAGAAACAAGTATTCCAAGATAAGACTAGGTTTAAAGTTATTGTTGCTGGACGACGATGCGGTAAATCAAGATTATCTGCTGTAGCATTATTAGTAGAGGGACTACGTTGCCCACAAGGTTCTGCTGTAATGTATGTCGCTCCTACTCAAGGACAAGCTAGGCAGATTATCTGGGATGTCCTGATGGATTTAGGAAGAGAAGTTATTCAGAGTAGCCATGTTAATAATATGGATATCACTTTGATTAATGGTGCTAAGATATATGTTCGAGGTGCTGATAGACCAGATACCCTTCGAGGAGTCAGCTTAACATACCTAGTACTAGACGAGGTAGCTGACATTAAACCAGATACCTGGGAGAAGGTCTTAAGAGCTGCTCTTTCAGATAAAAAGGGTTCTGCCTTATTCATAGGAACTCCTAAAGGAAGAAACTGGTTCTACGATATGTATAACCTGGGTGTATCTGAGGAAGATGAAGAGTGGAAGGGTTGGCACTTCACTACCAAAGATAACCCACTTATTGATCCTAAAGAGATCGAGGGTGCAAGAAAGACATTAAGTAGCTTCTCATTTAAGCAAGAGTATGAAGCTTCGTTCGATAATGCAGGTACAGACCTGTTTAAAGAAAACTGGATTAAAGAAGGCGAAGAACCAAGTAACGGAGTATGGTACATTGGTATCGACTTAGCAGGATTCACCAACACCAATTATTCGGCAGCTCGCCAGCAAAAGTTAGATAAATCTGCTATTGCAGTGGTCAAGGTGACGGATGATGGTGAATGGTGGGTAAAGAAGATAGAGAATGGTAGATGGGATGTCAAGGAGTGCGCTGAGCGTATTCTAAAAAACATTAGAGACTTCCAACCAATCGCTGTAGGGATGGAGCGTGGTACAGTTAGAAACGCTGTGCTGCCCTATCTAAGCGATCTGATGAGGGCTAACAACACCTACTGTCATATCACTGATCTTACGCATGGTGGTAAGCAAAAGACTGAGCGTATTGTCTGGGCATTACAAGGACGATTCGAGCACGGTAAGGTAACACTGAATGAAGATGAGGACTGGAGGGAATTCCAAGACCAGCTTCTAATGTTCCCTACCAACCAGGTGAAGGATGACTTAGTGGATGCATTGTCATTCATTGATCAGCTGGCAGTAACGACCTACTTCATGGATGACGGTGAAGATGAATATGAACCAACCGATTTTATATCAGGATACTAAATGAGTATAGTTGCTGGATTGTTTAGACAAGTAGCTCCTGGGTTAATTGATAACCTAGAGGCTCAAGGTTTGTTTAAAGGAGTGAGTCGTTCTACTCCTAGCCTAACCCCTGAGATGTTCATTGGTGGTGAAGGAATCAGTAACTTAGGTAGACAAGGATTAGTGGATGCTGATGCCTTGACTGCTACGATGGCTAAAGCAGAAGAGGATTGGTTTAACATTCCTTCTGAAGAGTGGAATAAGCTGTACGGTAGTTCTGGTCTTGCTATTGATCCTGTAGCTGGTAAGGCAATGCTAGAGATTAGCGATAAGAACGTAGCTGTACAAAAGGGAGTTGATCTTAATACCCTTCCTGAGAATGAGTTCCTTGGCTTTGATGAAGTGTTCAAGGCTGACACACTAAAGAAGGCTTATCCTTCTATGGCAGACATCAAGGTTGGATTCGTAGATGATCCTGCCTCTCCTCGTCTAGCAGCCTTTGATCCAGCTTCCGACTCTATTCTGTTTAACAGACAACACCCTGAGTGGAGAAGCAAGGGCAACGACCCTGTCAAGACTGCACTACACGAAGTACAGCACTATGTCCAAGGCAGAGAGTTATTTACTGGTGGTGAAAGCTTTACTGGTGTACTGCAAGCCAGTCAGCCCTATCAAGAGAGTTTAAAGCAGCTGGATTCTTTAGTAGCTACTTCAACAAAAGAAGTAATGCGATTCGCTAAGGACAACAAGAAGCTTGGCTTTAATCTAGACAACGTACAAGACGCTATCACTGCATTAGTAAAGCGTGATGGTTTAAGCGTAGACACAGCACTTACTAAAGCGTTTGCTGGTCGTAAGAACCTAGCTGAGACAATGCTAGTAGCTGCTCAGCAGTACCCACAACTAGCACAGATCATTAACGCTAAGCAGATGAACAGCGATGCTCTGAAGCAAGCACAAGCAGATTATATGCGTGTCGCTGGTGAAACCTTTGCAAGGCAGACAGAGCAGCGTCGTGGTATGTCAGCTGATGAGCGCATGGCTATGCCAGCAATGAGAGCAATCAACACAGATCCAACAAACCAGAAGTTCGGTATCAACACTGAGAACTTAACTGCCCCTACTCTTGCAACACAGCAACAACAGTTCGCTGATCCGTTTGCTATGCAAGTACCTCAATCCACAATCCCTGAAGGAATGTAAGAATGGCTGAATTTAAAGAAGACATGATGACGGACGATGATAAAGAGCTAGTCTCTTTTATCGTTGATCAGTGTAACACATGGCGAGATCACCGTGATGTCAACTACCTGGATAAGTGGGAAGAGTATGAGCGTTTGTTCCGTGGTATCTGGGATGCACTTGATAAGACTCGTGAGTCTGAGCGTAGTCGCTTAGTTACTCCTGCGCTGCAGCAAGCCATTGAGTCCAAGCAAGCAGAGATATCAGAAGCAGTCTTCGGTCGTGGTGAATTCTTTGATATTGTTGATGATAGGAACGATCAAGATCCTAGCGATGTAGCTCTGGTTCGTAAACAGATGCACGAAGACTTTAAGACTTCACGCATTAAGAAGTCACTTGATGACATCATCTTACTTGGCGAACTCTATGGTACTGGTATCGGTGAGATCCTAGTTAAAGAAAAGACAGTGATGTCTCCAGCTACTCAGGCTATTCCTGGTACTGAGATGGCAGCTATCGGTGTACAAGAGACAAAGCAGTTCATGATTGATC